ATGATCACCGGCGTGACCGAACCCCCCGAACTGGTCATCGGACTCCCCAACGACGACCATCTAACGGTCCGCGTCATGGGAAGAATGCACCCCGGCAGCACCGACTACTGGGACGGCAACTGGCTGATCAGCCCGATCTCGGCCCACGTGGGCGGCTTCTCAGCACAGCTCGCCGCCGGGCTACGTGTCGATGAACTACAGACCTTCCGACACGGGCTAGAGCTGATCAACCAACAACTACGCGGCGAAGCAGTGCTCACCTCACTTGAACAATGGATCTCACTGACCGTGACCTGCCGCCCGAACGGCTCGCTGTCCGTCACCGGAGAGCTTGCCGACAATCCCGGCATCGGGAACCGCCTGACGTTCGCCATCACCGGCCTCGACCAGACCAACATCCCAGCGATGCTCACAGCCCTGTCGGCACTCGAAAGTGCCTACCCACTCCTCGGGCAGCCCTGACCCCCCCGTCTGAAGAACCCGTCAGACGGCCAGTCGCAGGAAAACCTCCCTCAACTGATCGCCAGCTACCCTCACCAGAGTTAGCAGTCGTCTAGCCGGACGTGTCACCCACGTCCCGAGACTGACCTGTCACGCAGGTCCCGAGACTCGACATCACCTGGCGGAGCACCTGGCGGAGCTGCGTCGCACATCAGCTGTCGGATCACACGGCAGCCGGCAGCCGGCAGCCGGTCGCCCCGGACTGTCGCTTCGTGTGGCAGTCTTCGCGGCAGGCTGATCTGAGGCACAGGAGCCCGCCGCCATCTGCGCACCATGAAGATCGCCGGTGCGTTCACGATGATCGTCGGCACCTATCGCCGGGATCGTCTTCTTCCTATTGCCGGCCAGTGTCCGGGGGCCGAGACCACCGAGGGATCGGGCATGCGATGTAAGGGCGCCAGGCTTCAGACCGGCGGGGGCGCGCTGGGTTGATCCGGGGCCTTACCCTGGCTCGGTGCTGCTCGTTGCTGATGCTCCGAAGATCACCGACTGGCTGCAAGCGTGGGGCAGCTTGGTGGGTGTTGGCGTCTCCACGCTCGCCGTCATCATCACCGGGGCCCTGCTCCGCCACGAGTTGCGAGCACGACGCGAGGACAAGGAAGATGCCGATGCCGCGCATGCCAGGCTCGTCTCCGCTGGACTCAGGAACCCCGGGATAGCCGATGACGGGACTGTCGAGCACGTCTATCTGGGCGTGAGGAACTACAGCAGCGGGCCCATCTACGAGTTGTACGTGCAGATACGGGACAGCCGAGGGGGCCAGCTCGGCACCTTTGCGGGCGACAGCCGAGGAAACCACCCCAGCATCTTTGCGGGCAACAGCCACAAATCGCGCGGCCAGCGGATGGCCCTCGCGGAAGAAGCCGTCCGACGCGGACGGAAGAACATGTACTACAAGAGACACCTCGGACCCGGCGCAGAGCTCGACGACGAGGTGTCTATGTATGTCTTCACTACGCCCGTGCCGTCGGTGGACATGTTGAGGTTTGCCGACGTCTCCATTGACTTCATCGACGCCGCTGGTTACGCGTGGTCCAAATTAGGTACCGATCCCCCCATTAGACTCCGGGGGCCACGGCAGCGGAAGCTCCGCCACCCATTCTGGTCGGCCCTCTGGGAGTATTTCTGGCCGATCTCTACCCCGGTTCTGCGGATCATGCGGCTGAGGCGATTGATCCGGCGGCGGGTGAGAGACGCGGTGAACGCGATGACACGCTATATGCAGGTGCAGACGGTGCTTCGATACAATAAGCGATTCGGTGAGCGCCCGGTCCGAAGGGGCTCGGACGTCAGGGAAGTGAAGGGGCCATAGACCGGGGTAGGCGACGGACGGGCCACCTCACGCCACTGCCGCAGCAGCTCGTCATGACGCCTGCTGGCCAGCACCCGCGACAGGCCGATCCGCTCTCCGCTGCTCATCTGGAGCACGTACAGGTTTGGCGAAGGCTCCATCTACCAGCGCGCCAGCGATGGCCGCTGGGTCGGACAGGCATACGTCCTGACGACGGACGGCAGCCGTAAGCGCAAGTTCGTCTACGGCGCCACCTGGGAGGAAGCCCATGCCAAGCTCACCGAGCTGAAGTCGAGATCCCAGCGCGGCATACCCGTACCCGATCGGGCTTGGAAGCTCGCCGATTACCTGCCCTACTGGCTGGCCGCCTTCGTCACTGACCTCAAGCCCACTACCGCGCGGGGATACGAGAGCGCAGTACGTCTGCACTTGATCCCCGCACTCGGCACCAAGCGCCTCGATGGCTTGCAGGTACAGCACGTCAAGGCGTTCATGGACGACTTCCGGCGCAAGTGCCTCTGCTGCACCAATGGCCTCAACGACATTCGTCCTGCTGACCGGCGGTGTTGCTCCGTTGACCGCTGCTGCGAGAGCTACCCCAGCGCACGGCAGATTCAGTTCGTGCATGCGTTGCTGCGCAACGCGCTCCAACACGCGATGCGCGAGGAGCTGGTGCCCTGCAACGTCGCCAAGCTCGTCCGGGTTCCCTCGCCTCGCTACAAGGTCGGTAAGGGTCTGTCCGTCGGCCAGGTGCGCAAGATCCTCGCCGCCTCTGCTGGTCATCGGCTCCACGCGCTCTACGTCGTGGCCGCCACGATCGGCCTCCGGCGCGGTGAACTGGTCGGGCTCCGCTGGTCGGACGTCGACCTGGACGAGGGCACCTTGCGGGTTCAGCAGACCGTCCAGCGGGTGGCGGGACAGCTCCACGTCCTGGACGCCAAGACCGAGGATTCGGAGGCGGTGTTGCCGCTGCCCGAGGTCACCTGGCTCGCTCTGCTTGAGCACCAGGAGCGCCAGCAGGCCGAACGGACTGCGCTCGCAGAGGTCTGGCAGGACCACGGCCTCGTCTTCCCCTCCGAGCGGGGCACCCCGTTGGAGCCGACCAACCTCAGCCGTTCGTTTGCTCGGCTTCGGGAGACCGCCGGTCTGCCCGGTGTCCGCCTTCATGATCTGCGGCACACGGTCGTGTCGCTGCTGATGGAGTTGGGCGTCCCGCCGCACGTCGTTCAGGCCATCGCCCGCCACGCGGACGTGAAGATCACCCTCAAGGTCTACGCTCACGCCAACCTTGATGCGATGCGTCAGGCGCTCGGCAAGCTCGACGGGCGGCTGTCATGAACCGCGTTGCCGTCAGCGTTGCTGTCATCGGGCCGTCTCGTGGCGGCCACCGCCGCGAAACGCCTGATGGTGTTGGAGCCCCCGGCCGGGATCGAACCGGCGACATCTCGCTTACAAGCAGAAGCGCCGTTTAGCGTCGTGCCTTTCCAGCGCTTCCGCATGATCACCGCTTGCGCAAACCCGATAAGCGAGTGGTCGCCAACTAGGCAGGCTTGGCCGGCCGGACGTCTTCGGGTGCCTGCTGCTCGCCGACGGTGAGCTTGAGCTCGCGGAGCGCCCGGATCGCTGCCACCTTGTCCCCGTCCGGGGCGTCGGAGTCGAGGACCGCGTCGACCGGCTTGCTCCCCGATCGAACCGCTCTCACCAGCAGCACCTTCACCGCGTCCTTGCAGTCCAGGTCCAGGACCTCCTGGACAAGGTCCCTCGGTACGCGCGGCGCCGGTTGAACATCCTGCGGATCCTCGCCGGTATCAAGGAACCGCAGCACCGCCCCTGGGGCCCAGCCGAACGCGGTTTCGACGCCTCCGTACGTCCCGAGACGCACGGGTAGCCCCTTCTCCACCCTGGTCCAGGTGACCGCGCTCATCGGCGCTCGCGCGGCGACCGTCTCAACGGCGAGACGCAGTGCAGCCCGATGACGCTCGACGAGCTTGCCGATGGCCGCTCGGTCGTCCTCGGTCATCTGTCTGGTCATCAAGTCCTGCACTTCGGGTCGGCTACTGACAGCTACCCACAGGATGCCAGGAAACCGCAGGAAACCGAAACCCCGAGACGGCAGCACTGCGCCATCTGCGTACGTGAATTAACCCCGCCTTAAGAACCTCACCGCAGCTTGCGCAACCTTCCAGGATTCCTAGAGGTTCCTGTTGCCAACTTGCCACACAGGTTCCTATAGTTTCCGCCATGACGACTTCCAGGGGATCGCGCGCAAGCGCCTTCATCGCCGTCAACGGCGATGCCATCCGGGAGGCGCGGAAGCAGCGGGGGCTGTCGATCGAGCAGCTCGCCACGCGGGTCGGGGTCACGAAGCCGTACATCAGCAAGCTGGAGCTGGGTCACTCGCTCCGCTGCAGCGTGACCGTCCATGCGTCGCTCGTTCGCATTCTGCGTCCGGCCCGCTCCGACGCCTTCCGCGCCGACAAGGCGGTGGCCTGATGGGCCGCGAGACGCAGGGCTTCGCGGCGCTACCGCCGTCGCAGCGGCAGTTGACCGCTTCGCTCGGCTCGCTGACCCGCTGGTCCCGGGTGAACACCCAGGAGGACCGCACGGCCGCGCTCGCGCCGGCGCGGGCGGCCCGGCAGCGGCAGTGGGAGCGCCAGGCCGACCCGGACGGCGTGCTCAGCCCGGCGGAGCTGGCGGCCGCGGTCGACCGGCTGAAGAAGGCGCACTACCGCCGGATGGCTCTCGCGAGTGCGAAGAAGCGCCGTCGTGCGGCGTGAACGACACGAGCCCTCAGCCGCTGGAACGGCAGAGGGCCCGCAGTACCTGTCCCTGACCCGCCAAGACCAGGAGATTCAGATGACCGACATCGTAGCGGAAGTGCCCACCATGGGGCAGCCGCAGACCCGCAACAACACCGAGCCGGCGAAGCCGGACCACTGGCTGACCATGGCCGACGAACTGCGCCAGGTCGCCGACCGGATCGCGACCCTCGCCGGCACGCCAACCCCGCCCGTCTTCGGCCCCTACGTCTCCATCTACTCGAACTACAACCAGGAGGACGGGGAGCGCTCGACGCCGATCGTGGACGCGCTGGCCTCCGCGTTCGGCGTCAAGGCCGAGACGAAGACCGAGGGACGGGGACGCACCCGAACCACCAACCGGGAGATGCGCACCAACCACGGGAAGGTCCGGCTCGTCGCGTCGGCGCGGATACCGAACCCTCCGACCCGGCAGGAGAAGGTGCGGTCCAGGGCCGAGCTGGAGGCCAAGGTCGCCGAGCTGGAGGCGCAGATCGCGCAGAGCGGCGGCGGACGATGACGTCGCCCTGGCCGAACCCGCCGCAGCTTCCCGGCAATCCGCGCACGGGTGAGCAGCCCGCTTTTCCTGCCACGCAGACTCTGCCCGGTCCCGACCGGGCTGACGTCTCGGAAGGTGAGTGCCTGACCCTCGACTCGTACGGGGTGACCGGCGAGCTGCTGGACGCCATCCGCCAGCCGCTGGTTCTGCCGGCTCCGATCACGGACCCGGCGTTGCGAGGTGCGGCGTGAGCCTGTTCCCGACCCCGGCCCGCCGCGCCCTGCTCGACCAGGTCGCCGCCGGCCGCGTCTTCCGCGACGCGATCAACGATTCGTACATCCGCGCCGACCGCAAGGTCACCGCGACCATCGCCGACCTGAAGCAGGCCGGCTGGGTCGAGCTCGACCGCGACCGGCCGGGCGACTACTGGCGGCTGACCGCGCTCGGCCGGGCCGTGCACGCGGTCCGGCTCATGGACTACGGCACCCACGCCGTCGCCGAGACCGGCCCCGTCGACGACCCGACCGTCCTCGGCGAGCTGAGCCGCGACCTGTGGCACCTCGGCCGCTGGACGGTCGAGGTCGGCCCGAACGCGACATCGAACCTGCGCCGGCCCGCTGCGGTCGCCGCGCTGCACCGCCTGGCCGTGCAAGCGCTCGTCGACCTGGAGCACGACGCGCTGGACGGTGCCGCATGAGCCAGATCGACAAGATCGATGGCGGCGTAAACACCGCCCGCGTCTCCGCCGCAATGGCGGACCGCATCTACCGGGACCAGCAGCAGACCGACGCTCGCCGCTACCTGGAGCGCACCGGCAACGCCGACCTCCTGCCCATGCTCGGCCTCGTCGAGGTAGCCCCGACGAAGCGCCAGCCACGCAAGAAGACCGGCGGTGAGTCCTCGTGACCGACACGATGCGCGCCGCCGGCGCGCTGATCGTCCTCGTCCTGATCTGCCTCGCCCTCTGGGCCGTCCTCATCGGCGGCTTCCGCCTGGTGTGGGCCTTCCTGCTCTTCCTGATCGGAGCCAGCGCATGACCACCACCCTGACCTGCCCCGGCCGAACCGCCGTGGCCACCCTGACGGCCGCGGTGAGGGACTTCCTCGGCGACCGGTTCGCCCGGGAGCCGGAGCACCTCGGCGCGACCGAGGACTGGCACCCGCTGGCCGACCTCTCCGGCCGGCCGGTCATCGGCGCGATCGCCGCGGCCCCGCACCGCGAGGTCGTCGACGAGCACCTGGGCGTGCTCCGGATCGCGTCGCTGGAGCCGGCCCGCCTGTTCAACGCGCTGGCCTCGGCGGTGGCGCGATGAGCCTCGTGACGCTGCCGCACCCGGACTGGTGCGAGCCCGCCCTCTGCGACGCGGAGGTCCCGTCCCTGCCCGCCGCCGGCGGCGTGCACCGCGGCGTCCCGCACCGCATGGTGATCAGCCTGACCGGGGGCGACGCGGTGCTCGTGGTCGCTCAGCTGCAGCGGCCCGGGTCGCTGTGGTTCGGCGAGTCCGACAGGAAGCGACGCACCCTCGACGAGGCCGCCGACCAGCAGACCAACCTCGCGGTGCAGGTCGCCGGCGGCCCGCTGACGCTGATCCCGGTGTACGAGGCGCGGATGCTCGTGCGCAACATCGCGCCGCTGCTCGGCATGACCGTCGAGGCCGCCAGCGGTGTCTAGGTCGCCGCGCCGGCCCGCTCGCCCAACCGTCCTGCCGCACCGGTACGTGCGGCAGGACGGCGTGCCCGCGGACCCGTGGTCCGGGCTCGCCCCGTGCCGGGAGTGCAACAAGCTCGGCCGCGCCGGCGACGTCCAGCACCCGGAGCCGACCATGCCGCCGACGCCACCCGAGGCGCAGGAACTCGAAGCCCGGATCCTCGGCGAACGGGAGTGGTGATGGACGACTTCACCCCGCCGCCGGCGCTGACCGCCCGGATCGACCAGACCCGCGCCGCGCTCGTCGACCTGGTCTCCGCCGCCGACGAGCACGTCGACGCGGAGGCGTGCCCCCACGCCGGCGTCTGCCCGGGCGACCAGGTGACTGACGTCCTGGAGGCCACCGACCGGGACGTCCGGGACGACCTGCTGCGCATGGCGATCGCCGAGCTGGCCCGCCTCGGCTACGCCCGCCCGACCCGCTACCGGCTCACCCGCGCCGCGTACGCAGCCCTGGACGCCACCCAGCCGCGCCAGCCGTGGCCGTTCGGCGGCCACAGTGCCTAGCGCCAAGCCCCGCGCCAACGCCTCCCTCGGCCTGGAGGTCTGGGCCATCGGGAGCTGGGACGAGCTGATCGGCCTGCGGTCGCAGCTCGCCGCCGCCGGCCGCCTCATCGAGGTCGGCGACCCGAGCGTCCTCGTGGGCCCGGACGCCGGCCGCTACCGCCAGTACATCCGTGTCCACGTCCGCACCAGCGAAGGAGCGAGATGACCGCCCGCAAGCTGAGCCCGGGCGGCCTGCCCGTCTACCGGGTCGACGAGATCCCGGACGGCATGGCCACCGCGACGATGCTGCGCCGCCAGCGGCGCCGCCCCGCCCAGGGGCAACCCGCCGTGGCGATGCTGTTCTACCACGGCAACAAGCACGCCCCGCTCTACGAGGTGTCCGCCTCCGCCACCCTGCCGGCCCTCTCGCCGCGGCGGCAGGCCGCCTGGACCGCGGCGCGCACCTGCGCGCGTTGCGCCACAACCAGGGACACCCCGCTCGCGCGCAACCACGGCGGCCGCCGGCTGTGCCTCGGCTGCAACCGCCTGGAGCGGCTCGCCGCCGCCCGGCCGGCCTGGCTGACGCTGCGGCAGCGGGCCGTCGACTGGGCGCGCACCGCCATCCTCGACAGCGACGTCGTCCTGATCGCGCTCCGGCAGCTCGGGCACGGCTGCCCGATCGAGGTCCACGCCATCGCGCTCGACGGGCAGCCGCTCGTCGACATCCTCGTCTGGCCGAAGTGGCCGAGCCCGAAGGTTGCCCGCACGCCGGGGGCGATCGACGCCGACCGGCTCGTGCCGTACCTGATGCCGCTGATCGGCCGACGCCTCATCTACGTCGGCACAGGGTGGACCCAGACACCGATGGGGGTGCTTTCCGCCGCCAGCGAGCTGTGGTGGCGCTACGAAACCTCGCTGGCCGACCCGTCGATCAAAGAGCACCGCGACGACGAGTTCCGGCAACGGTGGACCGACTGGCACGCCCGCACCTGGTCCAACGGCGACGGCCTCTGGACGGGCTACCACAACCACTACGGCCTGGAGCGCATCGACGTCCACGGCGACAGCGCCGCCGACCTGACCGCCGCCATGCGCGAGGGCTTGACCGACATGGCCCGCGACCGGCACCCGGACGGCCGGCCCGCCTGCCCGTGGCTACCCCCGACCGGGACCACCCCCTGTGGGGCCCGCCCCTTCCTGAACGGGCTCTGCCGCACCCACGGCGGCGACGTCGACCAGGAGGTGCCCGATGGCCGATGACCGCCTCCGGAAGGCCCTCGCCGAACGCTACGGCGACCCGAGCGAGGTCGCCGCCGAGCAGTCCGCTCCGCCGCCGGCGCCCGCGCCGCAGCCGGTCAACCCGTCCGACAGCCCGAAGCAGCACCGCCGCCGGGTGCTGCTCGACGCCCTGAGCCCCAAGGCCAGGGCTGCATGAACCTGCTCACCGACAAGAACGGCGCGGCACCCGGTCCAGGGGTGCCGCGCCGACTGCTCAACCTCGAAAGGCCAAGCGTGAGAAGCACCAACCGTACCGCGTCCGACCGACTCACGGGAGGCCGGGCGTGACCGCCAACAGCACCACCGGCGCCGACGTCGACCTCAAGCGCGGCCGCGAGTCGCCGCAGTGGACCGACGTGCACGACTGGGTCGCCCTGTCCGGAGTCAGCCCCGGCGCGATCGCCCTCTACGTCGTCCTCCGGATGCACGTCAACCGCTCCCGCGACGACGACATGGTCATGACCAGCACGCTGACCCTCGCCGTGCTGATGGGCATGTCCCGCGGCGACAAGATCAAGGGCTACCTCGACGAGCTGGTGACCCTCGGCGCCGTCGACGTCGACCGCAGCGGCCTGCACCGCCGCAACACCTACACCGTGCACCAGCTCCCCCCGCCCGGCTACACCGGCAAGACCACCCTCAAGGCGTGGTACGAGGAGCACCGGGCGCTGATCGCGCTCAAGCGAGCCGACGAGAAGGCCAAGCGCGACGCGCGCCGGGCCAAGGCAAAGGCGAAAGGCCAGGTCAGCCCTGTCACCCCCGATTCGGGGGAACAGGCCGACGAGCCTGTCACCCCCGATCGGGGGGAACATGTCACCCCCGATTCGGGGGAACCTGTCACCCCCATTTCGGGGCGGGAACCTAAAGAAGTTGAACCTGATGAAGTAGAACCTCCTACTCCTCCTTCTGGTTCCTCGGCTACCGGCCAGGAGAAGGAGGAGACGCCTTCGGCAGATCAACCCCAACCGCGCAGCGTCGAGGACGACCTCGCCGCGGAGCTGATCGCCGCCCGCCCGGACTGGTCGCCCCGGGTGCTGCGCCAGGTCCTGGCCGACAACGCGGTCCAGGAGCGCAGTTGGACGCTGGTCGCCGCGGCGTTCCGATCGGCGGCCACCGACCCGAAGACGAAGACGCCGCGCCGGCTGCTGCACGAGGCGTGCCCGCACTGGCACCGCGCCGCCCACCAGCTCGGTCTCCTGCCCGATACCAACCGCACGGCCACCCCGGCGCCAACGGCGACGCCGGCTGCCCAGGCGGTACCGGTTGACGATGGCCGGCCGGTCGTCGGCCACACGCCGGCGGCGCAGTTCGCCGCGACATCCCGGCGCGGCCGTGCCCTCGTCGAGGCCGCGCTCACGCTGACTCATCGAACCGGGGAGTGACCAGGTGGCCCTGACATGTCGAGCCTGTCGCGGTACGGGACGATGCCCTCTCTGCGACGGCAAGTCCGCAGGAATTCTGTTCGTGTGTGGCGCCTGCTCGGGCACAAATCGGTGCTACATGCAGTGCCGCGCCGAGCAGCTAACGCTGTTCACCGCCGACTTCTCCCGGCCCGCGACCTCTGGGACGCCCGCCGCCGGGAGCGCCCGGTGACCGGGCCACGCCGGCGCGGCCGGCCCGCCTGGGAAGCCGATCTGGCCGCCCGACAGGCCCGCACCCCGACCGAGGCCGCCGAGCGGGCCCGCCGCGGCCGCGCCCTGGTCGAGGCCGCGCTCGCGGGAGACGCACCGCCCGAGGCCGCCGAACGCTCCGAGCCGTCCCCGCCCGCCGGCTACGAGTACGTGGCCTGCGTCGGGTGCTACCGGCCCGTCTGGGGCCTTCCTGGCTCCCGCTGCCCTGCCTGCAAACCCGCCACCCCTGGAGGAACCCCGTGACCCACACCGACATCAGCATTGACCTGGCCGCCCGGGCGGAGGCCCGCCGCGTGTACGGGCCGACGATCGACGCGCTGCTGGACCAGCGGATCCGACTCAACCGGGTGTGCCAGGAGCAGCAGGAGGGCCTGGCCTTCGCGTGGGGCCGCGTCGACGAGCTGCACCAGGCGGTCACCAACGCCGAGTGCGAGCGTGACCGGTACCGGGAGCAGGCGGACCGGGCCAACGCTGAGCGGCTGCGCCTGGCCGAGGAGTTGGCCGAGGCACAGGCAGCCAGCCGCCGCCTGGAGCCGGAGCTGCGCGGCCGGCTCGCCCGTGACCTGCGCGGCGAGCTGATGACCAGCCTGATCGCCGCGCTGATCGTCAACGCCACCCCGGCGGGCCCGAGCGCCTTCGAGCTGGCCGCGCATCTGCTCGGCGAGCTGGCCGACATGACGGATGGCCGTGAGCCCACGCTCGGCCAGCCCGTCGACGCCCGGCGAATCGACGAGGCGCGTCTGCGCTGGGTCGCGTCCCTGGCGGCCGCCGCTGTCCCGGCCCCGGCGCCTGCACTGCCGGTGCTCGTCGACGAGCAACCCCGGACCCGGTGGTGGCACCGGATCTTCCCGACCTGACCGATCCGCCTTCACACGGCGCGGCCACCCCTCGGCGGGGTGGTCGCGCCGATCGCGTTTTAGAACACCCATCGAACAAAGTTGATCTTTAGGCGGACTGCATGCCCTACTGGTTGGAGAGCGACACCTTCGCGGACGAGGCCGTCTGGGACGTCCTCGCCGCCGGCGACGCCAACCTGGTCGACCACCTCCAGGCCGCCTACTGCCGCCTCAAGGCCAAGGCCAGCCACATCAAGAAGGACGGCTACCTCACCGAGCCCACCGCCGTCCGGTACGCCCGCCGGCGCAAGTATCTCGACCTCCTGTGCACGCCGGTCCTCGACGAGCAGCCGCTGCTGCACCGCCCCGGCGACGAGTGCCGCTGCCTCGGCGACGCCTGGATCGAGGGCTACGACTACCGGATCCACAACTTCCTGCGCCGCAACCCGAGCCGCGCTGAGTACGAACGCAACCAGGCCCAGAAGGCCGACCTGCGCTCCGCACCACTCAAGGCCATGGTCTACGCCCGCGACGCCGGCGCGTGCCGCTACTGCCGCTCCGGGCCGCTGAGCGCGAAGGCCGGCCGGGCCCGCGACCGCCGCAAGGTCCTCACGTTCGACCACGTCGACCCGGACCTGCCCGCCGGCGAGGACGGCGTCAACCTCGTCGTCTGTTGCGCCCGCTGCAACGAGCACAAGGGCCACCGCACCCCGTACGAGGCCGACATGGTCCTCCTGGCCGAGCCCACGTCCTCCGAGAAGGCCGCCTGGACCAACCGCGACCAGGTCCTCAACGACCTCCCCGATCAGCAACAGATCACCGACGAAACAGCGACCGATCACCGATCAGACGCTGATCCGAACGCTGATCGCATCACTGATCGAACAGACGACCGGATCGCTGATCCGAACGACAACACCACGGGTGAGGTGTATCCGCAGAACGGCGGTCACCAGCACGAACAACGGTCCGCGACGGTCGAGGGGGGTGCCGGGGAGGGTCGGGTCGGGCACCGCCCTGATCACCCTGATCCGACCCGCCGCCCCACCCAACCCGCCAGGGCCCCGGACTCCCCGGACATCTACCACCGGCGCTCGCGAGCACCCGCTCCTCCGACCGCCCCTCCCGACTACGCCTGGCCTCCCGGCTCCGTGCCCGCCACCCCACCCGCCACCCACGAGGAGACCCGGTGACCTCCTTCCATGACTGCGCCTGGTGCGGCCGGCCGGACCCGACCGGCGGCTACGTCTGCCCGAAGTGCTACCGGCCCGTCGGGCACGCCCTCCAGGAGATGGCCGACCTCGCCGGCGAGCCCGACGTCAACATCACCCGGCAGGCCCGATACGGCGACCGCGACGGCCCCCGCTCGACCGAGCCACCGATCCCCGTCGACCTCAAGGCGTCGAACGCGGCCTGGGCGGCCGCCCACGTCGTGGTCACCTGGATGGACCACATCGCCACCGCCCGAGCCGTGCCCCTGCCTCGCCGACGCCCCCGAGTCGTCGGGCCGCTCTGCATCGCCGGATGGACCGCGCTGCCCGGCCGGTGTGGACACCCCTCATGCGACGAGATCCGCGACCGACGCGCCGAGCACCCGGTGGCGGCCGCGGCCCGCTTCGTCGTCGAGCACCTGCACTGGCTGCGCCGCCAGCCCGACGCCACCGACGCCGCCGAGGAGCTGCTCGGCGCGGCGCACGCGGTCAAGCGGCTGGTCGAGAACCCCGCCGACCGGTGGTACGCGGGCACCTGCCTCACACCGATCGACGCCGATCCGGAGCAGCGGTGCACCACCGAGCTGTACGCCTGGCCCGGCGTCACCTGGGTCCGCTGCCCCGGCTGTCAGACCACCCACCAGACCGGGCCCCGCGTCCGGTGGCTACTCGACGAGGCCCGCGACGTGCGAGGCACCGCGACCCAGCTCGCCACCGCGGCGGCCCGGCTCGGCCGGGTGTGCACGCCCGGGCAACTGCGGGCACTCGCGCAGCGCGGCCGGCTGAGGCAGGCCACCGTCGAGCTCGACGGTGCCGAGGGCCCGCAGGAACTGGCCGTCGACGTGTGGGTCCGTCCGCTCTACCGCTTCGGCGATGTGCTGACCGTCCTCGACGAGCTGGCTGAGCAACGCCGGCGCGACGAGGAAGACCGGGCCCGCAGAGCCGCGGCGAAGGCCTCGCGCGAGCGGCAGGCCGCATTGGTTGATCACGAGCCTGACCAGGGCGTACGCTCGGACGCCAGTGGGACCAGTGCGCCCACTTCTTCCGTCCCGGGCCCCGCCGCCGGCGGCTGACGCCGGGACGTCCGTGTCGCACGCTGGCGCGACAGACCATCCATCTGTGCAACGGGGGACGCCAGATATGACCATCCTTCACACCGACGACCGATCAACCCTGCACGGCGGCGACGCCCTGGTCGTGCTGCCCACCCTCGCGGCGGGCAGCGTCGACCTGGTTCTCGCCGACCCGCCGTACAACAGCGGCGGCCGCACTCAGTCCGACCGCACCAAGCAGTCCGCCCGGGACAAGTACGTCTCCGGCGACGCCGCTCACCACCTGGCCGACTTCACCGGCGACAACCGCGACCAGCACTCCTACGTAGCCTGGCTGTCCCTGGTCCTGGCCCACTGCCTCCGGGCGGCCCGGCCGGGCGCCAGCCTGCTGGTGTTCACCGACTGGCGGCAGCTTCCCGCCACGTCCGACGCGCTGCAGGCCGGCGGGTGGCTGTGGCGCGGCATCGTGCCGTGGCACAAGCCGATCAGCCGGCCCCGGCAGGGCGGCTTCAAGGCCGAGTGCGAGTACCTGCTCTGGGGATCCAACGGTCCGATCGACGCCACCCGCAACCCGGTGTACCTGCCCGGCCTGTACTCCGCCAGCCAGCCCCGCGGCGTAGCGAGGCGGCACATCACCGAGAAGCCCGTCTCGCTGCTGGCCGAGCTGGCCCAGGTGTGCGTGCCCCGGGGCACGGTGCTCGACCCGTTCGCCGGATCCGGATCCACCGGTGTCGCCGCGCTGCAGACCGGCCGCCGGTTCGTCGGAGTCGAGCTGTCCGAGCACTACCAGCAGGTCGCCGCCGAACGGCTGCGAGACGCAGCCCCGGGCCACGTCGAGCTGGACGCCGCGGCGGGCCCGAGCATCGCCCAGGTCCTCGACAGCCGCGTCCAGATCGACCGTCAGGCCAGGCAGGACACTCCCGCCACGACCTGACTTGATCAACGGTTGAGCTGGGCGTACGCTGACCTGCCAGTAGGACCAGTGCGTCCACTACACAGCTACCGCGCCAGTCACCGGGGATCGGCTCCCGGACGGAGGCCCCGACCACCAGGTCGGGGCCTCCGGCGTTGGCCTTGGAGGTCGGCGGTGCCGAGGGCGTGGAAGGTCTGCTCCGGCCCCGGCCCAACCGGGTCGGGCTGTGTCGAGGCGGTCCCGGCCGGCCGGTGCCCGGACTGTGTGGCCCGGGCCGAGGCGGCACGCGGCACGGCCGGCGAGCGAGGCTACGACCACCGCCACCGCCGGCGCTTCCGCCGCCGGGTGCTGCGGAAGGAACCGCTGTGCGTCTGCACCGACCGAGGCCACGGCCACGGCGACCAGTGCCTGCGCCCGTCCCGGCACGCCGACCACTGGCCCCGCGACCGACGCGACCTGGTCGCCGCCGGCGACGACCCCAACGATCCAGCCCGCGGCCGCGGGTTGTGCGGTCCGTGCCACGCCAAGCACACCGCGGCCGAGCAGCCGGGAGGGTGGAACCAACGATGAGCCGCACCCCCGAGCAGGTGGCCGCCGATCAGGCGCTGACCGCCGCGATCGAGCAGGTGCTACTGGCGTACGCCGACGATGGCCAGGCGTGGGTGCTCACCGAGTACGTGGTGATCAGTGCGCAGCAGCGGTTCGACGACCACGGCCATGGTGTGACCGCTGTCGGCTGCTTCAACCGGGACGACGCGGTCCCCGTGCACCGCATCCTTGGGCTCGTCGAGTACGCGGCAACGCGCACACGCAAGACGATCGCGACCCTGGACGAGGATCACTGAATGTCACGGAGAGTGATCGACCCCGGAGGGGTGGGGGGTGACCCCCAAGACCCCAGGTCAGCAGTACCGCCGGGGAGGTAGAGATTGCCGTGTACGGGTCTGGGAGATCCGGCACACCTGAGGGCCGTCACGCGATGTGACGGCCCGGCTGTCTGCGGCGCGATGCCGCGAGAGGGAGCCGATCATGGCAGGGATGGGACCGCCGCCGAAGCCGGCGGGACAGCGCCGACGCCGCAACGCCACGGTCGCGACGACCCGGCTGCCGGCCGAAGGGCGCGGAGGACGGCGGGCACCGAACTGGCCGCTGGTGCCCGACGTGGTGATGGCCGCGCGTCGGGACCTGCTCGCCGCCGCGGTCGCGGACCTGGAGGAGGACCTGGCCGAGCTGGAGGGCACCCGCAAGGAGGCCTCGGTGCGCCGACGGCTGGAGACGACCCAGGAGAAGCTGGCCATCATCAAGGCGCAGATGAGAGCGCAGCGGGCGCTGGAGGCCGACCTGTGGCGCGACCTGTGGCGGCTGCCGCAGGCGGTGGCGTGGGAGCGGCTGCGCTGGACACGCGACGTCGCGCAGTATGTCCGGCACAAGGTCCTCGCCGAGCTGGGCGACCTCGCCGCGGCCAAGGAGGCCCGGCAGTGGTCGGACCGCCTCGGCCTGTCGCCGATGGCGATGCTGCGGCTGCGCTGGGAGGTAGCTGTCGACGAGACCGCCGCCAAGCGCGCCGAGCGCGACCGCGACCGGGCGGATGCCGAGACGCCGCCGGCGACGGCGGTGCAGCCGGCGGCTGATCCCCTCGCGGCGCTGCGGGCGGTGTGAGCGTCTTCGTCGTCCCCCCGCTGGACGAGCAACCCTGGCCCAGTCTCGGGCCGCAGCTGTGCGACTTCCTGGAGGAGCGGGCCGTGCACGGCCCGGGCGACCTGCGAGGCCGCCCCGCCGTGATCGACCAGGAGAAGCGGGCGCTGATCTACCGCGCCTACGAGGTGTTCCCGCGCGGGCACCCGCGCGCCGGCCGCCGGCGCTTCAAGCGGGTGGCGTGGTCGCTGCGCAAGGGTGTGGCGAAGACCGAACTCGCGGCGTGGGTGGCGTACGGCGAGCTGCACCCGGAAGCGCCGGTGCGCACCGACGGCTGGAAGCTGGTCGACGGGATCTGGCAACCGGTCGGTGCACCGGTCACCGACCCGTACATCCCCATGCTGGCCTACACCGAGGAGCAGACCGAGGAGCTGGCGTACGGGGCGCTGCTGTTCATCGTGCAGGAGGGTCCGGACGCGGACCTGTTCGATGCGGGTAAGGACCACATCACCCGCATCGACGGCGAGGGCAAGGCCCTCGCGGTGGCCGGTTCCCCGTCGGCGGCCGACGGCGCCCGGACGACGCACCAGCACTTCGACGAGACCCACCGGATGATCCTGCCGAGGCTCAAGGACGCCCGGCAGACCATGCGCAACAACCTGCCCAAGCGGGTGCTCGCCGACGCGTGGGAGCTGGAGACGACCACCACCTACGGGGAGGGGCAGGGTTCCTGCGCGGAGGACACGCACCAGTACGCGGAGATGATCGCCGCGGGCAAGGTGAAGGACGCGTCGCTGTTCTTCTTCCACCGCGAGGCGCCGTGGCGCGACGACGAGGACCTCGACGATCCGGAGCAGCTCAAGGCGGCGATCCGGGAGGCCTCCGGCCCGGCGATCGCGCTGTGGCCGGACTTCGAGGGCCAGGTCGAGTCGATCGCGTCGCTGTACCACCAGCCGGACACCGACAAGATGTACTGGCAGCGGGTCTGGCTCAACCGCCGCCGGTCAGCCGAGCGCAACGCGTTCGACGCCGCCAGGTGGACGAAGACCCTCGCCCGCCCGGCGATCCGGATCGAGCACGGCGAACCGATCACCATCGGCTTCGACGGGGCCCGCTGGCGCGACGCGGTCGGGTTCATCGCCACGCACATCGAGACCGGCTTCCAGTGGCCGCTGCGCTACTGGGTGCGCCCCGACGACGCCGAGGGCTGGGAGGTCACCGACGACGACGTCGACGGCGTCCTGACCGAGGCGATGGACCTGTACGCGGTGCGGCTGGTGTACGCCGACCCGCCGCGCTTCGAGTCCGCCGTGGCCCGCTGGTCGGGCCGGTACGGCGAGCGGCGGGTGCTGGAGTGGTACACCAACCGGCCCCGCCAGATCGGCCAGGCGATGCGCGCCTACCGCACCGCGCAGACCTCCGGCGAGCTGACCCACAACGGCGACAAGACCTACGCCGACCACATCGGCAACGCCGTCCGCGGTGACCTCAACGTCCGCGACGACGACGAGACACCGCTGTGGACGATCTACAAGATCCGGCCCGACTCCACGAAGTACATCGACCTGGCGATGGCCGGGTGCCTGTCCTGGAAGGCCCGCCTGGACGCGATCGCCAAGGGCGGCTGGAAACGCAAGAAGCGCAAGCAGATCATCGTCAGGAGGTGACCCATGCCGCTGCCCACCGATGACCTGGGATGGGTCACCCACCTGGCCAGCCGGCACGACCGGGAGCTGCCGCAGCTGCAGGAGCTCAACGCCCTCTACGAGGGCAGCGCGCCGCTGCACTACATCCACCCGGAGATCCTGCGGGAGGTCGGCGAACGGCTCCAGGCCGTGTCGCTGGGCTGGCCGATGCTCGCCGTCGACCCTCTGGAAGAGCGCCTGGACGTGCTCGGGTTCCGGTACCCGGAGGACGACGACGAGCCGGATCCGGACACCCCGGCCGACGAGCTGGCCAGCGCCACCGCGGACAAGAACCTCCAGCGGGTGTGGCAGGACAACGACCTCGACGAAGAGGCGCAGCTCGGCCGCCTCGACGCCCTCGTGATGCGCCGCTCCTACATCGCGGTGGGCACCAACGAGGACGACGACGACACCCCGCTGGTGACGGTGGAGTCCCCGCTGGAGATGTACGCCGACATCGACCCGCGCACCCGGGCGCCGCGGGCGGCGCTGCGCCGCTGGGTGGAGGACCCGGACAGCCTGATCCGGCTGCCGCAGGAGTACGCCACCCTCTACATGCCCAACCACACGGTCTGGTTCGACCGGGGCCCGCAGGGCTGGCGGGAGATCGGCCGGGACGTGCACAACGTGGGCGAGGTCCTCGTGACCCCGCTGACCAACCGCGGCCGCCTGGCTGACCGGTACGGCAAGTCGGAGCTGACGATCCCGCTGCTGACGCTGTCGCACGCCGCCAACAAGCTGGCCAGCGACATGATGGTCGCCGCGGAGTTCCACGCGATCCCGCTGCGCGCGCTGTTCGGCATCGGTGAGGACGACCTGGTCGACGACAAGGGTCAGAAGCAGTCCGCGCTGCAGGTCATCATGGGCAAGCTGCTCACCCTGGAAGGCGGCGGCGAGGACACCGACGGCGGCGGCATCAAGGCCCACGAGTTCGCCGCCTCCAGCCTGGCGAACTTCCACCAGTCCCTGACCCAGTTGGCCAAGCACGCCACCGCCCTGGTCGGCCTGCCACCGACCGCGTTCGGGGTGGTGACCGACACCCCGGCCAGCGCGGAGGCGTGGCGGGCGGCCGAGGCCCGGCTGATCAAGCGGGCCGAGCGCAAGACCGTGCCGTTCAGCGGCTCCTACAAGCGCGTGAACCGGCACGTGCGCCGGCTGCAGGACGGCGACTGGGACCCGGCCACCAAGCGGCTGGAGACGATCTGGCGGGACCCGTCGACGCCCACCCGGGCGCAGGCCGCTGACGCGGTCCGCAAGGTGTTCGGCGGCGACGAGCCGATCATCACCAAGCGGCAGGCCCGCGAGGACCTCGGCTACAGCCAGGGGCAGATCCGCCGGATGCAGGCCGAGGACGCGGCCGAGGCCGACCGCGACCCGGTCCGCGAGATCATCAACCTCGGCATGGGCGGCCAGTCGGCCCCGGTCGAGCCGCCGGCGCCACCCGCGCCGGTCCCGGCACCGGCGCCGCAGCCGGAGCCGGCCGGTGTCGGCTGAGCAGGTCGCCCGCGAGCACTACCGCCGCCGCCGGCGGATCGTTGGCCGCTTGGTCGTCGTCGCCCGGCAGCTGTGGTCCCGGGTCGACCCGGACGCGATCGCCCGCAGCTGGGCCGCCCAGCTCGGCGACCTGGTGCCCGTCACCGCGGCCGCGCAGCTCGCCGCCGCGGTCACCGCGGACAGCTACCTCGACGCGGTGCTCGACGCCCAGGGCGCCGACCCTCGGGCGCGGGCGCGGGTGGTGCCGGCCGCGCTCGCCGGCATCGCCTCCGACGGCCGGCCCCTGCCGTCCCTGCTGTACGAGCCGGCCATCACCGCGCTGACCGCGATCGGTGCCGGCGTCGACGTCGAGCGGGCCCTCGCCGGCGGATACGCCACCCTGGAGACGGCGGTCCGGACGCAGGTCGCTGACGCCGGCCGGGCCGCCGACGCCACCGCGATGGCCGCCCGCGATGTCGACACCTACATCCGGATGGTCGTCGGGAAGACCTGCGGCCGCTGCGTCGTGCTCGCCGGCCGCCGCTACCGCAGCGCGGAGGCCTTCGACCGGCACCCGTGCTGCGACTGCGTCCACGTGCCCGCCGCCGAGGACACCGTCGACGCGATCGCCACCAACCCCCGGGCCTGGTTCGACAGCCTCACACCGGACGAGCAGGACCGGCAGTTCACCAAGGCCGGCGCAGCGTCCATCCGTCTCGGCGCTGACATCGGCCAGGTCGTCAACGCCCGCCGCGGCGCGTTCGGCCTCGCCCCGGCCGGCGCCCGCCTCACCGCCGCCGAGACGCGGATGCTGCGCGGCGGCCGCGACCGCGGGCAGCTGGCAACCCGCGACGTGTACGGCCGGCAGGTCTACACCACCACCGAGGGCACCACCACCCGCGGCGTCGCCGGCGTCCGCCTCGGCGCCCGAGAGCGCGGCGTCAAGGACGGCGGCCGCTACCGGCAGGCCCGCACGCCCCGCCTGATGCCCGAGAGCATCCTCACCGCCGCCGGCGACGACCGCGACGAAGCGATCCGCCTCCTGCGCCGCTTCGGCTACATCCGCTGACCGACCGAAGGAGACCTCATGCAGCCCACCATCGGCCGCATCGTCCACTACCGGCTGAGCGACGCCGACGTCGCGAGCATCACCTCCGGCAGCGACGCGACCGCCGTCCAGAAGCACCGCAACCCGGTCAGCGCCGGCCAGATCTACCCGGCCATGGTCACCGCCGTCTTCGACCCGGCCTCCGGCACCGCCAACCTGGTGGTTCAGCTCGACGGCATCCAGCAGCACTGGGTGACCTCGCGGAAGCGGGGTGAGCCCGCGGACGGACACGAGCCGACCGGCGGCACGATCCCGCCGGGTACCTGGTGCTGGCCGCCTCGCGTCTGATGCGCCCGAGTCCGATCCCCGACGACGAGATGTGGCCCGGTGCCCGCCGGATGGTGGCCACCGGCCCGTCCGGTGACCTGACCGACACCGACATCGCACCGGTCGAGGTGCTGGTGGACACCGGCGAGCACACCGGCCTACCCCGGGTCTGCGTGCGGCTGCGGCTGGAGGACGGGGACCTGGAGAAGCTCGCCGCCGGCGGGACGGTGTGGCTGGCCGTGTACGGCCCGCTGCCCGTCTTCTCCGTCGACGTCAAGGGCCCCGGCGAGTAGGGGCCCGCACACATCACCTGGCCCGGCGCGATGCTGTGGCCACCTACCGGAGGTCGCGATGACCCACCTGCCCACCCATCCGCATCTGCGGCACCCGCGCACGGGCGACCCGCTGCGCGCGCTCGGCCGCACCCGCTCCGGCCGGCTGATCTGGCCGCAGCTCGGCGCCGCCCCCGACCCGCCGGCACCCGCCCCCGGCCCCGGTCAGCCACCGGCGGACCCAGGCACAGGCGCACCGCCGGCCAACCCCGGCACCGGCAGCGGCGGCGGCCAGCCGCCCGCCGACCCGGCCCCGACCGGCGGCGACCCGCAGGACAAGCCGCTCGGCCCCGCCGGCGAGAAGGCGCTGCGCGAGGAACGGGTAGCTCGCATCGCGCTGGAGAAGCGTTTCTCCCGGCTCGCCGCGGCCTTCGGCGACGGCGACCACGAGAAGGGCAAGAGCGACCTTGAGCTGCTGAACGAGCGGTTCGACTCGTACGAGAAGGAGCTCGCCGAGGAGCGGCGGGCGCGCTCAGTTGCCGAGGTCGCCGCCGCGAAGGGGCTCACGCCGCAGCAGGCCGCGCGTCTGCAGGGCTCCACCCGGGAAGAGCTCGAAGCGGACGCGGACGCGCTGCTGCAGCTGTTCCCCGGCGCGCCGGCCGGGCCGCGTAACCCCGCTCCGGACCCGACGCAGGGCACCCGGGGCAACCAGCCGGCGGACCTGGAAGCGCTGATCGCGGCCGCGCAGGCCGCCGGCAACGTCCGTGAGGTCATCCGTCTGCAGAAGCAGAAGCTGACCGTCCAGCAGTAACCGAAGGGCCGGCGCGGGCCGCGCCCAAGGAACGATCGAAGGGAGCGACCAGCGATGGCTGGCATCACCGCGCTCGGCACCACCTACAACCTGCCCAACTACACGGGCATCCTGTACCTGCTCACCCCGTCGGACACGCCGTTCTTCTCGGCGATCGGCGGGCTGACCGGCGGCGGGCAAACCACCGACACCGAGTTCGAGTGGTCGGAGTACGACCTGCGCGCCGCCGGGCAGAACGTGGCCCTGGAGGGCCAGGACGCGCCGACCGCGCAGAACCGGATCCGCGGTCAGAAGAAGAACGTGACGCAGATCCACCACGAGACCGTCGGGGTGTCCTACACCAAGCGGGCGGCCACCGGCCGGCTCGGCGGGCTGGCCACCGCCGGCGCGGCCAACCCGGTCGTCGACGAGCTGGACTGGCAGACCGAGCTGATGCTCAAGCAGATGGTCCGCGACATCGAGTGGTCGTTCGTCAACGGCATCTACCAGCTGCCGGCGGACAACCTGACCGCCCGCAAGACCCGGGGCATCCTCGCGGCCACGTCGTCCAACGTCGTCGACGCCGCCGCCGGCGTCACCGCGACCGGAACGGCGGCCGCGACCACGGACCTGATCACCCTGGCCGCGCACGGCCTGGCCGTCGGCGACAGCATCCGGTTCACCTCGGTGGGCACTGCCACCCCGCTGACCACTACCGCCGTCTACTACGTCGTCGCGAGCGGATTCACCGCCAGCGACTTCAAGGTGTCGCTGACCAAGGACGGCGCGCCGGTCGACATCACCGCGAACGGCACTGTGGTCTGGGCCAAGGGCGTGGCCCTGACCAAGACCATGGTGGACGCGCTGCTGATGACCGTCTACAACAACGGCGGCATCATGCAGTCCGAGACCGCCACGATCATGGTGGGAGCCTCGCAGAAGCTGGCGATCACCAACGCCTACGTGGCGGCCGGCTACGTGACCAAGGAGATCTCCACCGTCGGCGGTGTGACCGTCAACCGGATCGAGACCGACTTCGGAATCCTCAACGTCATGCTCAACCGGCACATGCCGGCCGACGTGGTCCAGGTCGTCTCCCTCGAGGAGTGCCGGCCGGTGTACCTGGAGGTCCCCGGCAAGGGCCACATGTTCGAGGAGCCCCTGGCCAAGACGGGCGCCTACGACAAGAACCAGCTCTACGGCGAGGTCGGTCTCGCCTACGGCAACGAGCGCAAGCACGGCAAGATCATCAACCTGAAGGCCAACGGCTGAGCAGCGCCCGGCCCACCACCCGAGATCGTCAATCTCAAGGCGTAAAGGAGCGCTGCATCATGGCGAAGGCCAAGGACAAGGAGCAGTACGTCGTCACGGCCGGCTACGTGACCGTCGAGACGCAGGTGGGCGCCGGCCGCGCCCTGGTCGACGTCCCGCACGGGGCGCCGCTGCCGGACGACGTGTCGGACGAGCAGCGTCAGCGGCTGCTCGACGCCGGCGCGATCAGCCTGCGCGACGGCGACGGGGACGTCGACGCGTCGGCGGAGACCGACGGGCCGACCAACCGGTTCGGCACGCCGGCGGCCCGGCCGGTGCCGGGCCTGGTCGAGCCGGACGAGATCGACCGGGACGTCATCGTCGCCGGCGCGGCCGAGGACATCCTCGACTGGGTCGGTGAGGACCTCGCCCGCGCCCGGGTGGCCCTGGACATGGAGCAGGCCAAGGGCCTGAACACCCGCCAGGGCCTGGTCGTCGAGCTGCAGAAGGTCATGGGCGGGCAGGAGACCGAGCCGCCGGCCGTGCCGGAGGCGCTCGTCGACGACGGCACGGTGATCGCCCCGGCCACGCCGGGCGGGGTCGCCGTGCCCGACCCGGATCCGCTCGCCGGCGGCGCCGGCGACAGCGCCAGCACCCCGGCGAAGGCGACCAAGGCCACCGCCGCCGCCAAGGCCAGCGCGGCCAAGGCGACCAAGGCCACCGGCAGCAGCCGCGGCTGACCCGGACCGGGCTCGGCCGGCAGGAGCACCCCTGCCGGCCGAGCCCGCACCACGGCAGGTGTTCAGCACTGAACACCTGGTTCAGGAGAGGGGGACTCGGTGGCGGACCAGCTGGCGGCCCCGGCCGACCTGAAGAACCTGCTCGACGACCAGGACCTGCCCGACGCGCAGGTGACCCTGCTGATCGAGTGCGCCACCGCGGTGGTCCAGGCCGCCGCCGGCGGGCAGCGCATCGTCGAGGTCGTCGACGACACCGCGGTGCTCACCGCCGGCCCGAGCCAGTGGCTGCCCCTGCCGCAGTTCCCGGTCCAGGCGGTCACGTCGGTGGACTACAACGGCTCCCCGATCGCGGCCGGCGCGGCCGGGTACCGGCTGCACGGAACCCGCCTGTACCGGCGCTGCGGCTGGTCGGACCGCCCGGGCGATCTGATCCCGGTCACCGTGGTCTACACCCACGGCTACCCGGACGGGTCGCAGGAGTTGCAGCTGGCCCGCTCGGCGGTGCTCGGCCTGATCCGCGACGTGCCGTACAACCCGGCCGGGGTCAAGGCCGAGGCGCAGGACGACTGGTCCACGACCTACGCGGCGATGTCGACGCACATGGACGGCACGCCGACGCTGCGCGCGGCGCTGCGCCGCCAGTACGGGCGGCGACGCTGATGGGCCGCTTCGACCAGGCGGTGGCCCGCGGCCGCCGCCTCGCCGAGGCGCGGATGCGCGACACGTGCCAGTTTCGTCGCAAGACCGGCACCTCCACCAACCCGGCCACGGGGAAGATCACGCCGGTCTACGCCAATGGGTACGCCGGCAAGTGCCGGCTCAAGCAGCCCTCACCCACCGCCGCGCCGGCCACTGTCGGGGAGGCCGTGGTGGTGATGGTCGGCGTGGAGGTGCACATCCCGATGGGCGCCGCCCCGGTGCCGCAGACAGGCGACGAGTGCGTGATCACCGCCTCGACCGGCGACCCAGACCTGGTCGGGCGGGTGTTCGTCGTCGATGCCCCGCACCGGCACGCCGACGCCACCGCCCGCCGGCTCAAGGTCAAGGAGCGCACGTCGTGAACATCGACCTGGATGCCTCCGACGTCAACCGGCTTCGCGCGCACCTGGAGCAGGTGCCGGCCGACGCGCACCGCAACCTGGTCAAGGCCACCGAGTTCTCCGCCCGCGGCATCAAGGACACCTCCCGGGAGTTCGCCTCCGGGCTGGCGCACGCCCCGGACTACCCGCAGGCGATCACCTACGACGTCGACGACCGCGGCGCCGGCGACGGCGTGGCCGCGGAGATCGGCCCGGAGAAGGAACGCCGCCAGGGCGCGCTGGGCAACATCCTGGAGTACGGCACCATCAACAACCCGCCGTATGCGCATCTGGGGCCGGCGCTGGACATCTGGACCCCCGACTGGGAGCACGGCCTGGAGAAGGCCGCAGCGGACGCCCTGGACGGCCGCACGTGACCGGCGTCGACATCCAGGCCCACGCCGATACGATCCTCGGTCTGCTGCGCGCCCGCGAGGACCTGACGGTGTATCCGCCGGAGGAGCCCGACGACGCCGGGCAGATCGTGCCGGACGAGGCCGAGCCGCCGTACGTGGCCGTGCAGATCCGGCCCGGCTTCGCGCTCGGCCCGTCGATCGTCGCCGCGACGACGCGGGCGGTGTTCGACATCACCGCGCATTGCGTCGGCGGTAACGACATCGCCGCCCGGGCGGTCGCTCAGCAGGTGGTCGACGCGCTGCTCGACACCGTGCCGGTCATCGCCGGCCGGCAGTGCTTTCCGATCCGCTACCTCGACTCGCCGCCGGTCCGGGCCGACGAGTCCACGGGCCGCCTGGTGGTCGACCAGGTGTACGTGTTCCGCCTCGAAACCCTGCCGGGCTAGTCCGGCACCACACCCATTGGAGGAGTCGTGCCGACTGAGTTCGTGCGCGTGCGAGACCCCAAGACCAAGACCGAGTCGTCGCTGCCGCGGCGGCGCGCGCAGCAGCTCGCCGACCGCGGTGACGTCGAGATCCTCGACGCCGTCGACGCCGTCGACGCGTTCGGTCAGCCGCTGCCGTCCGGCGCCGCCGAGGCCAAGCCCAAGACCCGCCGCGCCCAGAGCGCGGCGGCCGACACCGCGACCGGCGCGGAGAGCCAGGAGCAGACCCGATGACGTCGCCGCTGCTGCCCACGTCCGTCAAGTCCGACGGCACCCTGACGCTGGTGTACGTGGCCAGCCTGGTCGACCCGGCGTCGCCGAAGCTGACCGAGATCAACGCGGTGACGTCGCAGCCGCTGCACGGCTACATCACCGGCGATGGTTGGCAGCCCTCCGGGGAGCAGGCCACCGTGACCGACTCGCGGATCGCCACGGTGCAGGACTTCGAGAAGCCCGGCCGCAAGTCGCGGTCGCTGACCGTCGTGTACGTCCACAACCCGGCCGACGCCGACAACAACGAGGCGTACCTGACCCTCGCCGAGGGCGTGACCGGGTTCATCCTCGCCCGCTACGGCGTGCCGCGGACCACGGCGTGGGCGATCGCGCAGCTGACCGACGTGTGGCCGATCGAGGCCGGCGAGCCGATGAAGAACTGGAACGGCGCCAACAGCGTGCACACCGCCACGCAGCGGCTGTTCGTCAGCAACGAGGTGCAGATGGACGTGGCGGTGGTGGCGTGAGCGACGTCGACGCGATCCTCACCGGCGCGAAGCCGGCAGAGGACACCGTGGCGATCTGCACCCGCGGCGACCTGGTCAACCAGTGGCGGCAGCTGGCCAAGGAGGTCGGTAAGGCCAAGGCGGCGGCAGCCGGCGACCCGCGTATCGCCGGCGACGGCACCGACGACAAGCTGCGCCGGATGGAGCAGCTGCGCGGCGAGATCGAGGCGGCGACCGTGCCGTTCGAGCTGCGGGCGCTGGCGCCGAAGCGGTGGGCGGAGCTGGTGGCCGAGCACCAGCCGCGCGACGGCGACGAGGAGGACCTGCGCATGCAGGTCAACCGGGAGACGTTCCTCCCGGTCTTGGTGCGGCTGAGCACCGTGTCCCCGCAGCTCAAGGACGCCACCTGGGCGGCGCTGCTGGACCTGGAGGGCGAGCTGCTGTCGCGGCCGCAGTGGCAGAAGCTGTGGCGGGCCTGCTGGAACCTCAACGTCCAGGACCAGGACCTCCCTTTCTCCGTCGCCGGATTGCTGAGGACCCCGGACTCCTTCAGCGGCTCCGGCTCGCCCGAACCCTCGGCGTAAGCCTCAAGCGCCTCGACGGCTGGGAGCCGGCCACCGCCTACGAACACGACGGCGGCGGCCGGCTCACCCGCTCGGTGCCGGAGACCGAGTGGGACCCGCGGCAGGTCGCGTGGATGCTCGCCCTGGAGGCGTACGAGGCGGGGCTGTGCCAGCGGTGCGGGGAGCCGCTGGAGATCTCCACCGCCCCGGCCAACGACTTCAACAACATCTTCGGCACCGGCGTGTACCTGCCCGTGCCGAACCACCCCGCGCAGTGCCACTGCTGCGCGGCGTTGCAGCGCTCCGAGCGGGACACCGCCGCCCTGAACCCGCAGTTCCCCGCCGCGATGATCCACGCGGTGCGGCTGATGCCGAGGAGGTGACCGGTTGCGCACCACCAAGGTCGGCCTCGACGTCGACGAGCGGCCGTTCGTGCGCGGCATGGGCCGTGCTGCCGACGCGGCCGAGGATCTCGAGGGCGCCCTCGACGACGTCGCCGGCTCCGCGAAGGACACCGGCGACGAGCTGGGCCGCGCCACCGAGTCGACCGAGGACCTCGGAGGTTCGGCCAAGGACGCCGGCCGTGACCTCGACCGGTTGCGCGCCGACGCCGCCCGGCTGGATCGGCAGATCGACGAGACCTCCGAGGGCATCCGGGACCTGGCCCGGCAGATCGCCGCGACCGCGGACGAGGCCGAGCGGGCCAAGCTGTCGGAGAAGCTGACCCTGGAACGCGGCAAGCAGCGCGGCCAGGTCGACCTGCGCAAGCTGATCGACTTCAACGACGACGAGGGCAAAGAGCAGGGCATCCGCTACGGCGCCCGGTTCGCCGAAGGCCTCGCCGCAGGGCTGGCCCGCGCCGGCGGGCCGATCAGTTCCGCCCTGTCGGCGGTGTTCGGGGAGCTGCCGCCGCAGGCGCAGGCCGCGATCGGCGCCGGCGTGGTCGCCGCCGCGGCGGCGGCCGCCCCGCTTGTCGGCGGCGCGGTCGGCGGCGCGATCGTCGGGGCGGCCGGCGCCGGCGGCATCGTCGGCGGCATCGCGATCGCCGCCAAGCACCCCCAGGTGCAGGCCTCCGCGAAGGAGACCGGGGACCTGTTCGCCCAGACCATGCAACGCGCCGGCGTGTCCTTCGTGCCGGCCACCCTCGACGCCCTGGGCCAGGTCCGAAGCGGCATCGAAGGTATGGAGGGCGACCTGGAGCGGGCCTTCTCGGCCACCTCCAAGTACTTGACCCCGCTGACCGACGACTTCCTGCGCGGAGCCGGGCGGGCCGTGGAGGGCTTCGCGACCGCCGCCGAGCGGGCCGGGCCCGCCGTCGACGCCCTCGGCGAGATCGGCGCCCGCGTCGGCGACGTGCTGGGCGACACCTTCGAAGGGTTGTCGGAGCACTCCGCCGCCGGCGCGGACGCACTGCTGATGCTGTGGTCCGTCTTCGAGTTCGGCATCCGGTCGATCGCCGGCACGATCGAGGCCCTGACCGCCGCCTACGGGTGGATGGAGAAGTTCGCCGCGTTCATCTCCGGCGACGTCGCCAAGCTCGGCGAGCTGGTCGCCGCGCAGGAGGCGGCCAAGACCTCCGGCGGTGGGCTGTCCGACGGCCTGCAGGAGCTGATCGGCTCCTTCACCTCCGCCGGCGACGAGGCTGCCGGCGCGGCCGCCGACATCGAGTCCCTCGACGAGATGATGCGCCGGATGACGGCGGAGAACATCAACGCCGAGCAGGCCAACCTGCGCCTGGAGGAGGCCATCGACCAGGTCGCGAAGGCGGCCAAGGACGGCGCCGACAAGGGCATCGACCCGAACACCGAGGCCGGGCGGAAGAACCGCTCCGCGCTGCTCGGCATGGCCGAGGCCGCCCAGTCCAGCTCCGAGGCGATCCTGCGCCAGACCGGCTCGCACGAGCAGGCCAACGCCGCCAGCGCCCGGGCCCGCGCCGCGTTCCTGCGCGCCGCCGACGCGATGGGCGTGGAGAAGGGCGAGGCGCGGCGCCTGGCCGACCAGCTGTTCGCCATCCCCGCGAAGGTCGAGACGAAGGTCCGGGCGCTGACCGACGAGGCCACCGGGCAGATCATCGGCTTCGAGAAGCGGATCCGGCAGCTCGACGGCCGGGTCATCACCGTACGGACCCGGATCACGTCCGCCGGGGAGTACATCCCCGGGGTCGGCACCCAGCTGCGCCGGTGGGGTGGCGTGGTCGAGCACGCCCAGTGGGGGCGGCTGCGGGAGGCGCAGATCGCCGCCCCCGTCTCCCCGGCCCGCTACGCGTGGGCGGAGCCGGCCACCGGCGGGGAGGCGTTCATCCCCCGCTACGGCGACCCGGCCCGGTCGCTGGACATCCTGCAGCGCGCCGCCCGCTGGTACGGCCAGCAGGTGACGCCCGCCGGCGCGGCCGCCGGCGGCGCACAGGTGACCAACGACAACCGGATCGCCGTGTATCCGCAGCAGGCCAACTGGACGGTGCACGACATGGAGGCGCTGGAGCGCCGCCGCGACGCCCTCAACAGGTTGGGGAGGCCACGGTAGATGCCTGTGTACGTCGGCGTGATCACCTCGCCCACCGACCCGCCGCCGGCGCCCACCCCGGTGCCGACACCGTCGCCGCCGCGGCGACCGCGCGACCGCGGCCGCTTCGAGCTGGTGTGGGTCGTGCCTGGCGAGGACCGGCAGGTGCAGCTGACCAGCGACGCCGAGCTGCACTTCACCCTCGACGGGTGGTCGAACGTCACCGGCGCCGCGCCGGTGGCCATCGTGGCTGACCCGCACCCGCGCGGCGGCACTCGGGTGCGGCACATCCAGCCGCAGCCGCGCACGATGATCGTGCCGATGCGGGTGCGCGCGGACACCCACATGGAGTTTCTGGGGGGCTGGCGGAGCCTGGTCACCGACATCGTGTCGACCCGGCGCCGCGGCCCGGGCCGGCTGCGCGCTCTGCGTCCGGACGGCTCGGCGCGGGAGATCGAGTGCTACTACCAGGCCGGCTTCGACGGGGAGCCCGGGCAGGGCTGGCTGTGGGACACCGCGGTGCTGTCGCTGTACTGCCCGGATCCGTTCTGGCGCGACGTCAAGGCGGAGAGCATCCCGTACTCCTACGCTGGCGCGCCGGTGTCCTACCTGTCGCCGTACCTGACGGTGAGCCCGTCCAGCGTGCTGGGCGTGACCACCGCCCACAACGCCGGCGACGTCGAGGCCTGGCCAACCTGGACGATCATCGGCCCCGCCACCGCGGTGGTCGCCACCAACCACAGCACCGGCGAGAGCTTCACGTTGACGGGCACGCTGACGGCGGGGCAGGTCGCCACGATCACCACCGACCCGCCCGCCGTACGCGGGCCGGGCGGGGCGAACTGGAGCAACAAGCTGTCTTGGCCGGGCGCGGTGCTGTGGGGACTGCAACCCGGCGTCAACGACGTGGAGTTCGCCGTCGCCGGCGCCGCCGCCGGAACAAAGATCACCCTGTCGTACGTGCCGCGCTACGAGACCGCGTAGGAGGACGCCATGCCTCTGCTGCTGCGCGGCCCGGCGCGGATCACGATCCTGATCACCGACCGGAACCTCACCGTCATCGGTGATCCGATCGACGGGTGGACCGAGGTGGACATCACGCTGCGGTTCAACGAGCCGGCCACCGGCACGTTCACCGCGCCGCGCACCGCCGTGTCCGCCGCCCAGCTCGCCCCCGGCAACCGGGTCGTGGTCATCCGCGACGGCGTCGTGTTCTGCGCCGGGCCGATCGAGGAACCCGGCCCGGAGGACTGGGCGGTCACCGGCTCGGCGGCCGGGCCCGGCACCGTCGAGGTGCAGTTCGCCGACGACCTGGCCGCCGTCGTGGCCCGCGTGACCTACCCGAACCCGGCGGCCGCCGCGACCGCGCAGACCTCCACCGCCCGGTGGACGGCCACCGACGAGGCCGGCGACATCATGCGGTCCCTGGTCAACGGCAACGCCGGCCCCGGCGCGCTGCCCGCGCGGCGGGTGCCGCAACTGCTCCTCGGCTCCGGCGCCGGCCTCGGCGCGTCCATCAAGGTGGGGACCCGCTTCGAGCCGCTCGGCGACGTGCTGCGCTCCGCCGCGATCGCCGGCGGTGGCCTCGGCATGCGCACCCGCCACGACATCGCGTCCAACCAGCTGCTGTTCGACGTGTACGCCGCGCAGGACCTGTCCGGCAGCGTGCGGTTCTCCCCGGGCCTGAACAACCTGCGCTCCTACCGGTACGAGCCGGCGGCCCCGACCGCCACCGTGGCGATCGTCGGCGGCAAGGACGTCGGCACGTCCCGGGTCATCGTCGAGCGCGTCAACGCCACCGCGGCCACCGGCTGGGGGCGGATGGAAACGTTCGTCGACCAACGCCAGTCCACCGACACCGCCGCCGACACCACCGAGCTGAACCAGGCCGGCGACGAGGCCCTGACCCGCGGCGCCGAGACCGGCCGGCTGTCCTCGGTCACCGTGGACACCCCCGACCAGCGCTACGGCGTGCACTACCAGCTCGGCGACCGCGTCTCGGTCGAGCTGGCCTCCGGCGTCACGGTCACCGACGTGGTCCGCGCCGTGCACCTGCAGGCGACCCCCGACGCCGGGGAGATCGTCACCGCACTGGTCGGCACGCAGGAGGCATCCAGCGACCAGGCGTGGCTCACGTACCTGCGGGAGCTGTCGCGCCGCCTGGACCAGCTGGAGACCGTGTAGCAGCCGCCGCGGCGACGCACGGCCGGTCGGCGCGGCCGAACCCGACCGAACCCCGCTCCGGATCCGGCCGACCACACACCACCTCGCCGGGATCCCGCAACACCCCACCGCGGCACCAGCAGCCGTCGTGGTGCCAGCCGCACGTCGAGCAGTAGTCGCAGTCGTCGTACGCCGTCACGACCACCACCGTAGCCGCACCCCGTAGGAGGTCCGATGGCTGAATCCTCGTACCCGAACCCCGGCGTCACCGAGGCCCAGCACGAACGGCTGCTCGGCCGGGCGCTGCCCTCCGGGCTGCTCGGCCACCCCGACGACCAGCCCCTGGTCTACGCCGACGGCACCGGCACCCGAGAGATCCGCATCCGCGCCTCCCGCCAGGGCGCCGTCGAGGGCTACGGCTGGGCCAACGACGCCGCCGTCATCACCAAGACCCTCGCCGCCAACACCTCCGGGTCGACCCGCGTCGACCTGGTGGTGCTGCGCCTCAACCGGTCCACCTGGACCGTCACCGTGCAGATCGTCCAGGGCACCCCCGGCGCCGGCGCGCCCGCGGCCACCCGCACCCCCGCCACCGGCGGCGGCACGATCTACGAGATCGAGCTGGCCACCGTCACCGTCGCCAACAACGCCACCACCCTGGCCGGGTCGACGGTCACCGACAAGGCGTGGTACCTCAACGAGGACGGGCAGATCCTCTGCGAGTCCGACCGCCGGCCCCCGCACCACCCCGGCCGGTCGGCGTTCGAAACCGACACCGGCCGGTGGATCCTGTCCGACGGCACCGTCTGGCGCAACGCCGTCGACGACTCCGGCCTGCTCGCCGTGTCGATGCTCAGCGGCTTCGGCGCGACCGAGAACACCCTGCAGCGCCGCGGCGGCGTGTGCGTGCTCAACATCAAGGTCCAGCGCACCAACGCCGCGTTCCCCGCCGGATCCACCACCAAGGTTGCGAACCTACCCGCCGGCTGCACGCCGACCTTCCCCGTGCAGTCGGCAGTGATGTGGTGGTCCGGCGCCCAGGTCGCCGGGCTGCGCGTCACCTCCAGCGGGCTGTATGTCGTGACGCCGGCCGGCGTCACCGTCGCCGAGGACCGCACCGTCGACGGCTCCCTCGTCTGGCACGCCGCGTCCTAGAAAGGATCTTGAATGACTCGCTACTGGGCCGGCGGTGGACCGTCCGACTACACGATCATCTCCGGTGACACCGTCACCGTCGGCGCGGTCACCGGCAAGAACGCCGTCGTCGTCGGCGGCGTCGATGTCGTCTGGTGGAACGCCGAGACCGGCGGCACCCAATACGCCGACCTGCTCAACGCCGTCGGCCAGCCGGTCACCTCGGTGCCGTCCTCCGACACCACCGACGGCCGCGCCTTCGGCCAGATCCCCCGCGTGCAGTACCCCGACGGAGTGACCGGGGCGTGGGCGTCCGCCGGCGGCGGCCCCCGGGTGTGGATGCCCGCCGACGTCGGCGACCAGGCCCTGGCCACCGCCGTGGACCTCGCCGCCCACAAGGCGCAGGCCAACGGCCACGGCACCGGCCTGGCCAACCTCACCGACGTCGCCGTTCCCGCACCAGGCAGCCGCAACGTCGGTGACCTGCTCGGCGTTCTCCCGGGCGGCACGTTCGGGACGATCCCCCCGTCGGCGGCCGCCGGCGCGGTGCTGCTCAACCCGCCGGCCTCCGGCGGCAGCTACGTCGGCAACACCGCCCAGCCGCCCGACCCGGCGCAGGGACAGAACGGCAACCCGTGGCTCAAGCTCACCCAGCCCTTCAGCGGCGCCGACGACAACCCCGACGCGGTTCAGTTCTTCTCCACCTCGTCCACCGGCCAGTCGATCAAAACGGGATGGTTCAACGGCAACGGGGAACTGCGTGCCGCGCCGTCGCTGCCCAACCGAGTGGCGGGGCGGGTCTTCGAGGCCTACGAAAACCGCGGCGGCCCTTCCACCGGAAGGTTCTTCGAGCTGTCCACCAACCCCTCCGTGGCGGCCAACAGGGAAGCGCTGCTCGGCGCGTACGGCACCGGGAACAGCACCAAGCCCGGCTGGATCGAGGCCACCCGGGTGCTGTCCGGCCTGCAGGGCGTCCGCGCCGGCGGCTCCTACAACAGCCTCTCCGGCGTCAACTTCCGAGGCCAGAAGACCGGAACCGGCGCGCCCACCACCGGCACCTGGGCCACCGGCGACGCCGTCGTCGACGCCGCCGGCGTGCTCTGGCTGTGCACCGCCGGCGGCACCCCCGGCACCTGGGCCGGCGGAGGCGGCAGCGCGGTCAGCGTGATGCCCACCTGGACGCAGGACACCGCCACGGTCGGCACCGGCACATACCGCGTCTACAACCCCACCGCCTCGGCGTTGACCCTGCGGTCGGTGGTCGCGTCGATCGGCGGGACCGCGCCGACCGGGTCGTCGCTGATCGTCCAGGTCCGCGTCGACGGCACCGCCGTGTTCACCAGCGGGAACCGGCCGACGATCACCGCCGGTAACCGGTACAGCGGGGTCGCGTCCACGTTCATCTCGGCGAACTGGCCGGCCGGGTCGTACCTGACCGTCGACGTCGACCAGGTCGGCTCCACCGCGGCGGGCACGAAGCTCACCGTCCAGGTCCTGGCCTACTGACATGGCGATCAGCAGAGTCGACGACCAGGAGAACGTGCCCAGCGGATCGGCGACGTCCAACCCGCTACCCGCGCTGACCGGCGTCGCCGACGGCGACCTGCTCGTGCACCTCTTCGGCCTCCTAAGCACCAGCGCCACCGTGACCGAGCCGGTAGCCGGGCTGACCGTCCGCGGCGACGCCACGTCCGGAACGAACCTGGGCGGCCGGATCCGCACCAAGACCGCCGCCTCCGAGCCCGCCTCGTACACGTGGGGCATCTCCACCGCCGTGAAGAGCGCGGCGTGGGCCGGCGCATACCGAGGCCTCGACGCGACCGCCCCGGTCGCGGCCGCGTCCATGGTCGCCGGCACCGCCGGCACCACACAGACCACCCCGGCCGTCACCGTGCCCGAAGGCGGCTGGCTGGTCTACGGCGTCATCACCCGACACGCACCCGGCGCCGCCGGCGTCACCACCTGGTCCTCATCGGCCGGCGGGGACCCGAAACGCGCGGACGCCGCCACCAACGCCGGAAGCGCCGACATCACCATGGCCGTCTGGGACTCCGGCGGCCCACTCGCCGCGGCGAGCGGCGTCACGCGCACCCTCACCAGTTCGGGGTCTGAGGGCAACGCCGTGGTGTTCGCGATCGCGCTCAAGCCCGACTCGACCACCCCGCCCCCGGCCGCCAGCGAGCCGGCCCCAGGCATCCCCATCTTCTGATCCGTCGACGAGGAGACGCCCGATGCCCACCCAAGCCCAACTGCTAGCCGAGTCGTACTGGTCACGAGAGATCGTGACTCCCGAGGTGGACTGGCTCGGCGACGAGCTGTGCCGCCGCGCCGGCCGGCCCCGTACCGCCTTCGGCTCCAAGGGCAACACGGCGCACCTGCGCGGCGCGCACCGCTCCCAGGAGTGGATCAAGCGGTCGCAGTACTGCACGTCCCGTACCTACACCGTCCAGTCCGGCCTGACCGCCGAGCAGGAACGGCACATCGCCGGCGTCGACTTCACCCCCGGAGCGTGGGGCACGGCCAGCAACCGGGCGCTCATGGTCGCGCAGACCCGCCGCCTGGTCGAGGCGCTCAAGTCTGGCCGGCTCGCCGGCGTACGCGAGGTGATCGGCACCCTCGACGGCCGGACCGTTGTCGGCACCCGCTCGGACAGCTCGACGTTCAGCAGCGACAGCTCCCACCTCGATCACTGGCACCTCACCCTCGACCGCCGGCGCTGCCGGGACCAACCGCTCATGGGGCGCATCGTCGCGATCGCCCTCGGAGACGACCACCAGGAGGACGAGTTGTTCTGCAAGTTCGGGGACACGGGCCCCGCCGTGAAGCTGCTCCAGTACCGGCTGCACAACTGCGGGTTCGCCGCCCAGCTCGGCGGCGTCGACGGCTCGTACGGCGACAAGACCGCCGCCGCGCTCAAGGCGGCCATGGCCTCCATCGGCGTCACCGACGACGGCCGCACCTACGGCCCGGAGGAGATGATGCGGATGGACATCATCGTCGCCCGCCGCTACGGCGGCGGCCAGGGCACCCAGGGCCCCAAGGGCGACCCCGGCCCCCAGGGCCCGACGGGCGCGCAGGGACCGGCCGGTCCGCCCGGCAACGTCACGGTGGGCGACGTCATCGACGAGATCGCCCAGCGACTGACCACCTGACGTCGTGTGGGCGACGTTGCACAGATGCTCCCCGCCGGCGGACTCGGTGCGGTCGGCGCCGGCGGCCTCCTCGTCCTGGTCGTGCTGTACCTGCTCAACGCCAACAGGCAGGACCGCCGCGAGTACCAGGAGGCGATCGACCGCGCCGAGAAGCGGGCCGACGACGCCGAGGCCCGCCGGCGCGCGGAAGAGGCGCGCGTGCGGGAGCTTCACGAGATCGTTGACGAGGCTCGCGCCGCACGGCGGGCGGCCGAGGACCGCGCCGCTGCCCTCTCCCGCGAGCTGGCGACCCTACGTCCGCCGGATCCCGGGGGTGCGCCGTGACCGGTGAAACCCTGGAGCTGCGCCGGCGGATGCGCCGCCGCGGCCGCCGGAGGGCCGTGATCGCCGTGGTGGCCACCGCGCTGATCGCCGCGGCGATCGGCTGGTGGGCTTCCACGCTCGGCCGGCAGGCGACCGCAGAGCAGCAGCGCGCCGACACCGCCGTGTCCGGGGCCGAGCAGCTCTGCCAGCAGGTACGGCAGCTCGGCGGCACGTGTGTGGTCGACCCGGCCGTTCTCAAGGGCGACCGCGGCGAGCCGGGCCCGGCCGGCCCGCCCGGGCCGCCTGGCGTCCCCGGCCTCGACGGCGAGCAAGGCGGTCCCGGCCCCACCGGACCGGCCGGCGCTCAAGGACCGACTGGCGATAAGGGCGCCACAGGCCCCGCCGGCGCCACCGGGCCCGCCGGCGGCAGCGGACCTCCAGGACCGCCCGGACCGTCCGGCGCTCCGGGCCCGACCGGCCCGACCGGCCCTTCCGGACCGGCGGGCCCGCGCGGTGAAGCCGGCCCGGCCGGCCCGCAGTGCCCGGAGGGCACCACCGCGCAGACCGTGACCGTCGTGACCACCTCCGGGGCGCAGCGCATCGCCGCCTGCGTCGCGGACTAGACCATCCCCACTTACCTGAGGAGCATCATGAAGATCTTCGGACGCGAGCCGGCCTTGATCGTCGGGGCCACCGGCTCCGTGCTCACCGTCCTGGCCGCGCTCAAGACGCCGGGCATCGACGCCGGCGCGGCCGCGGCCATCACCGCGTTCCTGTCGGCGGTGATCATCGCGTTGACCACCCGCCCGTGGGCGCCGGCGCTGTTCACCGGTGTCATCGCCGCGGGGGCCGCGCTGGTCGCCGAGTACGGCCTGGCGGTGCCTGACGGTGTGACCGGGGCGATCTCGGCTTCCGTGCTCGCGCTGTTCGCGCTGCTCGGTGTCCGCCCGCAGGTCGACCCGCCGATCGGACCGGACGGCACGGCCAGGTCCACGACGTCGACGTCGACGACCGCCGCGGCGTAACCAACCTCAACCAGAAGCGCCCCCGCCCGGCCTCGGCCCGGGCGGGGGCGCTTCTGTCGTTGCGGCTACCCGCCGGTGCGGACCTTGCGGCTGTCCCGGATCCGCCTCTTCGCCGTCGACTCCGACACCTGGTAGGCGACCATCACCCGGCGCACGATCTCCGCGTACGGCACGCCCCGGCGGTCCATCCGGTCGACGGCTTCCTCCAGCGTCTCGAACTCCTCGTCGTCCTCCAGGTCGACGTCGACCTCGGCGTCTCGTGCGGGCTCCGTGTAGACCCGGACCCGGCGGCCGCCGCGGTTGACGATGCGGCCCCAGAGGCTGGTGTCATCGGCGGTGTCATCGGTGTCAGACACTGGCCTGGCCTGCTGTTTGACACCAGTGTCGGTGGTGTCGTCCTCCTCGGGGGAGGGGAGCCCACGGCGGCGCATCCACGTGTCGTGAAGGGTCGCGAAGGTGATGAACAGGGCCACGGCGATGAGGATGGCAACGGGGCCGCCCCAGCCGCGTCCGGACTCCTGAGTGACAGCGAGGGTGATCATCAGGCAGCTCCGAACAGCCAGGCGGGCAGGCCCGCGACCAAGCCGGTGAGGAAGTCGACGCAGCCGCGGGTGACGTCGCCGACCGTGCCGCCGGGCAGGTCGGCCATCAGACCGAGCAGGATCGCCGCGATCCACAGGCGGGTGTTGAGCCGGTAGAGCGGGCTCTGGGGGAAGGTGAGGGTGGCGAACCGGCCGAGCTTCTTGCTGGCCTTGGTGGGCAGCATGCAGCCAATGACGTAGACGAACAGCAGCCCGACCAGCGCGCCGAGGATGACGTTGATGGAGGCGCCGGCGATGTAAGCGCCGCCGGTGGCGTCGAGGAGCTGCTCGATGCCGCTGCTGGCGGTCTGCACCGTCCACTGGTCCAGCGGCGACCCGTCGAAGCCCTCCCGGATCGCCGGCACGGCCAGGACGAACGCGACCCGGTCGCGGATGCTGTTCGGGCCGACCGACATGTAGTCGACGACCAGGGCGAGCAAAAGCAGCACGGCCACCGCGGTCGGGGACATGGTGTGCACGAGGATCCCGGCGTCCGGGTGCGGTGCGGGCACCGGCGTCGGGCTCGGCGTGGGCAGGGCGTGCAGCATCAGGATCCCATCCAGTCGAGCACCGTCGTGCCGGTCGCGTCGCGGATCTCCAGGCGTGGGCTGCCCATCGGCTCGTTCTCAGCGAGGGCGGCGCGGGTGAGCGCCTGGAGGAGCCGGTCGAGGACGCCGTCCACGCCCGGGCCCTCCAGGTCGAGCTGGTAGGTGAGGGTCCGCTTGTGCAGAACCTCGTAGGCGCCGTCGAACACGTGCACCCGGTAGACGCGGCTGGCCATCAGGTGTTCCCCTCCGCCTCAAGGTGGGTCAGGACCGGGAACAGGCTGAGGCCGAGCAGCACCATGGCGGCCGCGGCCGCCCACGCGGCCATCGTGTGGCCGGTGAGGATGGCGGCCAGCGCGGCCACCAGCTCGGCGAGCACGCCGGCCGTGACCGCCACGGCGATCCGGGTCCAGTTCACCCGGCGTGGCACCGCCAGAACGAAGGGCCGGGCGCCGGCGGCGCGCAGCTCGCGGACCCGCTGAGCAAGCTGCTGGAGGCCGCGCGCCGGCAGGGTGATGATCCGGCCGGCCAGGGCGCGCAGCGGCGAGTCCGGGGGGACGTAGCCGCACACGTGGTGGGTCGGGGCCATGATGGTGGTTCCTTCCTGGGTTGGGAGGGCCCGGGGGGCGGCACTCTCTTGGCGGATGGAGCCGCGCCCCGGGGTCGAACTACTTCTTCTTGCGCTTCACGGGGTGGGTGGTCGCCCCGACGTGCCGCCAGTACGGGTCCTTCACGTCGACGTACTCGATGGGTTCGCGGCAGCTCTCGCACTTCTCCGTGGGCATCAGGCCTCCTTGACGGTGGTCGCGTTGTCGCGCTTCCAGTTGTTGGCGTAGGACTTGCTGACGCCGGCCATGGCCGCCAGCTCGGTGCCGGACGGCGGTCGGCCGTGGTCGGCCACGAATGTGGCGTACGCGGCGGCCGTGCGGTCGGCTTCGGCGCCGGTCGTGGCCGGCTTGGTGGCCGCGTTCGTGGTCGACTTCTGGCGGGTCTTCGTGGTCGCTGCGTGGTCGGTGCGGGCGACCACGGCGCGGGTGCGCGTGGTCGGCTTGGTGGCCGCCACGGCGGTCGGCGCACGGGCGGCCGCGGTCCCCGTGGTCGGTGCCGCCGGGCCAGCCGGCCACAGGCCGAGCGAATGCCCGACCACGGCCAGCCGACCGAGCTGCGGCCGGATCGCCTCCTGCGCGACCTGCATCTGCTGACGCAGCCGCCGGGCCACCTGCACGCCCGGGTCGCTTTCGTCGAGCACCAGCTTCGGCGCCGGCTTCACCGGGTTGGCCACGGCCCGGCCGCGCAGAACCGCCCACGCCCACCGGGCTCGACCGTGCGGGGCGCGGGCACGCTTCGCGTCACGCTCGGCGTGGTAGCCGGCCCACGCCTGGCGCGGGTCCCGGACGTTGTGCTCGATCGACCACCGCTCCGCCTTCCAGGTCCGGATGGGAAACGCCCGCCGGCGCTTGCGGTCGAACACCGCGCCGGTCTCGTCGAGCAGGTCCTTGCGCAGGAGCTGCACGTGCTGGGCACGGCGGGTGTGCAGACCCCACAGCCACGGGGACAGCAGCGACGCCATACCGGAGCCGACCGCGAACGGCGTCGGCGCCCAGTGCTCCCCGTCGAAGTGCGAATAGTTCATGACGGCCACGACGGCGGCGATGGCGTACGCCCGGCGTCGCATCTCGGCCGCCGTGCCGGTCGCGCCCTGGAGCAGCGCGTCGTGGGCGTGCCAGTTCACGTACAGGGAGATGGACTCGACGGTGGCCGCGTAGACCAGGGCAACCGCGATCCGGGCCGGAACCGGCCACGACTCCGGAGTGCGGGTGAACGCGTACGCGGTCTGCCCACCAACGGCGGCGAGGTTCACCAGGAGCAGCGGCGCGACATACCGGGCGGTGCTGGCCCAACGGTGCAGGGTGGCCCTGCGGCGGGCGCGGGCCCGGGCCTTCGCCTTGCGCGCCTTCTTCACCTCGCGGGCCTTCTCACGCTCGGCGCGGCGGCGGTCGGCGCGGTCGGCGTCGGCCTGCTCACGGGCGAACGCGTCGGCCAGGCGGCGCCGCTCGTCCTCCGTGCGGATGCGCGTCTGCTCGACCTCAGCCAGCTCGGCGGGAGACAGCCGCGGCGCCCGACTGATCAGCTTCATGTCGCTCAGTATGGCACACTGTTTACGTTGTGCACATTAGGGAGGATGAGGGGAGGGTCCGTGTCGATCACTGCCACGCTCGATACACCCGTTACGATCGGCGCGATGGCACGGACGGTGGAAGATCTAGAGCGGGCCCTTGAGTCCGGCGAATGGCTACGTCCCGGCGACGTCGCGCGGCTGCTCGGGATCTCCCGTACCGCTGCTGTTCGGCTGCTCAACAGCGACCCGCCGCAGATCCGCTACCGGGTGAAGCCCGGCACCGGGCGGCACCGTGAGTGCCACCCGGACGACGTCCGCCGAGAGCTGGACGCGCGCCGCCAGGTGCACGGCGACCAGTAGCCCAGACGCAGCGACGCCCCCGACCGCCATGGTCGGGGGCGTCGTCGTTGCTCAGGAGGTGGGCTGGCGGGATCCGGGGCAGGTCCCTCGGCTGCCCATCGCCTGGTGCGGCGGGCAGGGGCTGCCTGGGGCTACGCCGACACGGGCTCCGCAGACGGAGCACTGGGACTGAGGTGCCATGACTGGACTCCTTGGGGGATTCGGTAGTCCGGGTGCGGGTCGGTCTCGGGCTCGGCCGCACCGCCGGACGCTGCGGTGCCCCGGAGGTAGATCACCTGCCGGTCTCGACAGGTGATCCGGAGCGCCGAAGCGGGAGGGTTGCCGTCCTCCCACGCGCCCACGCCGGGGGTGGCGCACAACTCCCACTTGAGGAAGGCGTCCGGCTGGGCGGCGTCGAGCAGCTGGTGCGCGAGCACGATGATCCGTCCGGCGCGAAGCCGCGGGGGCGGCATCTCGCCGAGCGGCAGGGGCCGGGCGTCCGGGTGCGGGAGCGCGGCCCAGAGCATGGCGTACGACCTGTTGCCGTGGACCACCTTGATCCCCGGGGGGGACTGGCCGCCGGGCTGCGTGTCCCGGCCGTACCGCGAGATGGCGGTGATGTCCGGGTGCTCGGCGGCTTGGAGGAGTGCCTCCATGATGTCCAGGGCCTGGGATACCTGCACGGTTGCTCTCCTGATTGGTGGGGGATCTTGGCAGCTCACGGGCCGGGTTAGTCTACCGGTGGCCCGGCGGGGCTCTGCTCCAGCGCAACGCAGCTCACCTCGTTATGTGGGGTGGAATCCACCGGCCCCGGCCAACGAGGCTGAGGTAGGCGTACGCCACCTGGGTCGGTTCGCACGGCCACTGCCAGCGGCAGATCGGACACCAGTCCGCCTTGCCCGGCCGAGGCCAGTGGTCGGTGATGATGACCCGGGCGTCGAGGACCAGCCGGTTGCGGATCTGCTCGACGGACAAGCTCACCAGCTGGGCGCGGCTGCGAGCCGGGCGGCCCGCTGGCGTCGGTGCTCGGCCAGGTCCCGCTCGGCCCGGGCGAGTCGGGTGCAGCCGGTCGGGGTGCACTCCGAGCAGCCGGGCGCGGCCGTGTTCTGACCGGGCGTGGCTCGGTGCTGCTCGATGGTTTGCGACGCGAGTGCGGCCAGCACGGAAGGGCTGGACTCGTCGTACATAGAGCTCACCGCCCGCTCCCATCGCCACGGTGCAGCTGCCCGGGGGTGAGCAGCGGGGAAACGGTGGTGATGAGCGTCGGCCCATTCCACTCGGGGGCGGGCAGTGCGCCGGCGCGCTGCGGGTAGACGGTGGCGGGGCCGGTGGTGTCGAGCGGTGCGGGCTGCCGGCTTCGCCGGCGGAACGGCCAGATCATCGTGCGCCTCCTCGTTCAAGGGGACGAAGGCGGCCGGCCTCTCTGGCAGCAGCCGCCCTCGACCTTCCCGAGTGGACGGCGGCGGTGCTCAACTTCGCTTGCCAGCAGGGAGGGCACCGCCGCCGCCGGGGCCGCCCCAGACGGGTGGCGCCGTGGTCGGCCCGTGCTCTTACTCTGGTGACCAGAGGACTACTGTCGGAAGGGAGTCGATGCTTTCAGGACCTTTCACCAAGGGGCCCCGATGAATGATCTCGGCAGGCAGCTGCGCGAGGCTCGCACTGAGGCAGGGGTCACCCTCGCCTCCATCGCGGCGCGGTCGTGCTACTCCGCGGCACACCTGAGCAACGTCGAGGCAGGGCGCCGGACCGCGACGCCGGACGTCGTGCTCGCCTATGCGCGGGCGTTGGGAGGTGCGGACGTGAAGCGCAGGAGCCTGCTTGCCGCCGCGACGGTCGGCCCTGTGGCCGCCGGTGAGTTGATCCGGGCGGGGTTCGCGGCCGCGCTCAGCGGCAGGGGAAGCGAAGACCAGTGGGCTGAGCGAGTCGCTCGGTACGGCCGGGACTACATGGAGATCGGCGCCGACGCTCTCCAGCAGCAGTTGGCCGGGGACCTGGTCGTGATGCAGCAGCACCTCGACACGCCGGCGATGTGGGCGGCCGCAGCTCGTGCGCTGGTGACGTACGGGAAGACCACGAAGAACCCGACCGAGGCGATCGGCTGGTACGACATCGCCCGGACCGCCGCAGACCGCTCGGACGACCTCGGTGTGCGGGTGTGGGTGCGGGGGCGGGCGGCTATCGCCTTGGCGTATGAGGGTGCCGCGCTGCCGGTGGCGAAGCGGTACGCCGACGAGGCAATCGGCCTGTCTGACCGGTCGTCACTTGGCCGGCTGAACGCCCTGATGGCTCGCGCACACGTCTTCGCCGGCCGGGGAGACGACGACGCGGCGGTTGCGGCGGACGAGGCAGCGTTGCGCGTGTTCGAGAAGGTCGCCTCCCCGGACGGCGAGATCAGTGACGCGGCAGTCCCGTCCTGGCGGATGGCCACGTTCCGGTCGATGCTCTATGCCCGGTTGGGCATGGTGGGCCCAGGTGAGCAGGCGCAGTCAGATGCGGACCGATGGCGGCCGCCGTCGCTGACGAGGTTCGCGACGCACATCGAGCTGCACCGGGCACTGATGATGGCGAAGGCCGGTGACGGTACGGGCGGGTTGGCCTACGCGCGCCGGGCCTGGGCTGCGCTGCCCGCTGAGCGGCGATCGCAGACTCTCGGGCTGGTGCTGCGCGAGGTAGAGCGGGCCGCCCGACACCGCTGAGCGTGAGGGCCGGGAGGCGAACGGGGGTACGCCTCCCGGCCCCGGCGTCACGACCCGGCGCCAGCCAGGGACGTTCTGCCTGCTCTTTACGCTAGGCCACTCTGTGACCTAGGTGCAATCACTGCTTGAGGCATGTGGCGGTGCGTGATCGAATCGGCGTGCCAGCCAGGGAGATCCACCATGCCCATACCGATGTCGTCCCGGGAGATCGCGGACGACCTGTCGGCGCGCATCCGCGCCGGCGAGTACCCGCCTGGGGAGAAGCTGCCCAGCCTCCGCGAGTTCGCCGAGCTGTACTCGGTGAGCGTGTCCACCATCCAGCGCGCTCTGGAGTTGACCCGCGACCGCGGGCTCACAGTTGGCCGGGCCGGCGTGGGCGTGTACGTCGCCGAGGTCTGGTAGCTCACTCCGCCTTCCTGACCAGCCGCAGGTGCGGCTCGGCCGGAGCCTGGCCGGCTTCGGCGCCCTCGAGGAAGCCGCGGTCGAAGCCGGTCTTCCTCGCCCGGCGCCGCACGAACGGGATCGCGACGGCGGCGGCCGCGACGGCGACGACTGCCAGGAGCAGCGAGAGCAGAGGCCAGCCGCCGAAGCCTGCGCGGCCCGCGTCGACGTCTCGCGCCGGCGGCACGGCTTCCGGCGCCTCATCCTCGCGCTGCACGGACACCGCCTCGTCGCCGGCGGCTGGAGCGCCTTGCCCCTCGGCGGCCGGCTGAATGCCGGGGGCCGACTGCCGGAGCGTGGTCCCGGGCCCGGCGGGCGGCGCGGCGGGCTGGGCCGGCGCGCTGGAGCGTGCCGACGTCGCTGCGGTCTCCGGCGCGCTCTTCGCGCTCTGCGCCGGCACGGGGCGTGGGGCGGATGTGGACGGCGTCGGGGACGCCGCCGGCGACGAGCCGAGGAGCCCGTCGACCAGGTCCCGGATGGGTGTGGGCGGGTCGGCCGCTGGCGCGGCCAGGGTGAGCGTTGCGAGGAGTGACAAGGCTGTTCGACGCCACATACGAAGCTGACCTCCTGTTATTACTCGGCGGTCACCGGACCCTACCCCCGGTGATCCACGATCTACCGGATTGCAAATTGCGCCATCTGCAAGTCGTGACAGACGCCTTACATCGCGTTAAGCGCTGCCTTAAAATCCCTGCTCAAGAGCTTATTTACGGAGATCAAATCCCGCCCATGACGTCGATCCTGTCGTAAGCACGACGGGCTCGGGCGGACTTGGCGGAGCGGCCGTAGTGGCGCAGCATCTGCGGCGAGGTCCACCCGGCGAGGGCCATCAGGTCACCCTCGGCGCCGCCCTTGTCGAGCCAGTTGTGGGCGAAGGTGTGCCGGAACAGGTGCGGGTTCAGGGAGATCCCGAGGCGCTCGCCGCGCCGGCGCAGCACCTGATAGATCCCGTTGGGTGTCATCGGCCCCTTGTGGCCCAGCCAGAGGGCGGGGGCTGACGCGGTGGAGCGCTTGGCGCGGGCACGCAGGTAGCGGTTGAGCGCGACGGCGCACTTGGCGTCGAACTTGACGGTGCGTGTGCGGTTGCCCTTGCCGGTGACGGTCGCCTCGCGGCCGTGGACGTCGACGTCGTCCAGGCGCAGCAGCGCGAGCTCGGCGAGCCGGCCGCCGGTGGCGGCGAAGAGCCGGAGCATGGCGGCGTCCCGCCGGGAGTCGTAGTCGCGCTCCCGCTCGGCATCCTTGATCAGCGCGGTCATCTGCTCCTGGGTGAGCACCGGGGGTGGGTTCTCGTCCGCCTTGGGCGCCGCGGGCACGGTCACCTTCTCGAACGGGTTTGGCAGCTCCTCCTCCTCGGCGATCCAGGCGAAGAACTGCTGCAGGCCGCGGCCGACGTTGTTGATGTAACCCTTGCCGTAGCCGGCGCAACCCGCCGGCGCGGTGCCGGGGTCGGCCAGGGCGTGCGGGCAGGGCTTGCCGTCCTCTGCGCCGGCGCGCAGCCAGATGAAGAACGCGCGCAGCTCGTCGCGCCCCACCTCGTCCCAGTCCCTCACCTTCGGCCGGGCCTGGCGCAGCCAGCCGGCGAAGAACCGGGCGACGTCGAGGTACATGGTGACGGTGCGCTTGCTGCGGCCCTCGGCCTCCAGGCTCAGGCACCAGGAGTCGATCCAGAGCTGGTAGTGGCCGGGCTCGGCGCGGCGGATCTTGGGGTGGCGGGTCAT